CTGTGATCTGCGAATGTCTATATAGCTGTTCATAGCGTCCTCTGCGCTACCCTCCCAAGCACCTAGATCATTAACAGTCCACGCAGCGCCCCAGCGTAGCTTTACGCCCACAGCCTCTGCGCCTTCTTTCATAGCGTCTGCAATTTCATCATAGAGGTTCAGTTCCCATCTGCCGCCATCGCAGTAAGCCATCAAATCAACGGCGTTACCGTCAATGTGTTTTGACTTCATGGTTTGCGAAGCCCCTTTTGCAACCAAAGCACGTTGCTCGTCTATTGTTCGCAGTCCGCAAATTACCGAAAAGTCTTGTTTGGTAACACCTATGGCGTACTTCACGACAGCTACCATTTTTTCGTCTACACCGTCCAGCCTAGATAGACTTCGTTTGCTTAACTTGTAGCCCATAATTATTTCCCTGCATATTTACTGATTGCCCGATTTCCGAACCAGAATGCTAAAACTGCGCTCATAAGCCCAGCCGTTTCTTGATCCCACATAAGCTCAACAGCCTCTGTCCACTCTCCACCAGACTGCCCGACCTTAACCATGATGACCACTTTGGTGGCTACGAACAATCCGAAAAAGGCATAAGTAATAACAGGACGAACAGAACCCCGAAGAGCGTTGATAAATCCTCCAGCGTCGATAGATCGATCATGCTCATACAAGCCCCTTGTTTCTTCGATGTCTGCCTTTTTATCTAGCTCGACCAGCTTCATTTCAGACCGCTTTTGTGCAAGCTCTGTTTCGATTTGCATCATTTCAATGCGGTGCTTTTGCTGCTGATTGGCCTTAAAGTAATCAAGCACTGACGGCAAAAACGATGATCCGAAGCCTAGCAGGCTCCCCAGAAGAGCCATCATGCTTTTTCACCATTTATGAAGATGCCAAAGCAACCAGTGAGTGCGCCCATACAGACGCTAACCAAACCCGCTTGGGCATTTGTTACTTGATCTGGGGGGATAGACATAAACCAGTGAACACTTTGATACGTCAGCACCGTAACAGCCAACATCATTATTCGCGGCAAAACTTTGAATTTATCAAACGTCTCTGGTGTCATAATCCTACCCCATTTTTGTTAGCACAGTTATAAGCATTAAGATGATTGCCGCACTGGCACCGATCATGATCGCTTCCAGACGCTTCACCCTCGTAAACAACTCTTTGTGTTGTATGGTCACCTCTGTGCGAAGAGATGCAAAGGTAATATTTAAGTCATCAATTCTGCTGTGTGCAGAGGCTACTGTACGCTTATCCATATTTACACCTATTTACCATAAAACCACGCTCATCTATATCAGCCATATTCAAAAGACGCATTTGAGGAAAAAACCTCTTCGTTAAATACATCACTTTCTTGTATTGAGGAATCTGGGTCACTAACAAGCCTGCTTGGAAACGATATCTTTCTTACAAATCTTAGTTGTAACGCCAGTACATACGTTTCAAAAATTTCTCTATGACGTTGTTTTAATTCTGCAGCCCTTACACCTTGATATGCTTCTCCTGTCACAACCGCAGCTATGTTAAAGTGCCTTAAATCATTATCGTCTAAAGTCCTGCAATCAAAATCTATTAGTTGATTGTTTATTGTAAACGCATTGGGTATTTTGTGATGAGGCTCAACAACTGTTATTTTGCAAAACCTATCTAATTTAGAAAAAATTGCAGCTTCAAAGGAGGTTGCTGCCTGCCTTGCAAGTTCTAAAGTTGTATAGCTTTGCCCGTTAAACACATAATCTACAGCCTGACTCACGATGTTGCTCCATAGATTGTTCCACTGTTACTCAACGTATAGCTATTACCATTAGGATCAATGGCATTACCACCAGTACCACCATTACGGGTTGTCCCTGCGTAATACCCATTACCACCTCTTGCGCCCCAGCCAGCACCTCCGCCGCCACTTGAGCTATTACCGTTGCTGCCAGCAGCACCGCCTGACCCCCCGTTACCACCGCCACCCGTCCCCGAGCCACCTGATCCGGGTAAAATACGACCACCGCCACCAGAAATTGAACCGTAAAAACTGAGACCAGCACCGCCGCCACCAGCGCCGCCGCCATAACCGGGTGTAGCTCCAGACCCATTTGACCCTGAAGCATTTAAAGCTCCACCAGCAGCAGTTCCAGCACCACCGCCGCCACCAGCGCCGCCGCCGCCATAACCATTTTGTCCTTGACCACCGCCCCCGCCGCCACCAGCAATATAACTGCCAGATGCGTTAATAACCGTAACTCCAGTGATTCCCGAATTTAATTTTATTGCGGGATAGCCAACGCTGCCGTTATTTTGTCCGCCTCTACCTATAATCTTGCCGTTGTTTTCAATAGTTATGTCTGAAACATCTACAGTTAATGCTGGCGAAGAGTTGTTTGACCAGACCCAAAAACCAGAAGTAATTACCAAAGTATCCCCACGGGCAACAAAATTAGATGCTACAACATTCTCATAGTTTGACTGACCGTTTATAGCGGTTTGACTTGGTATTTCGACTGTAGCAGAGCCGCCGCCAGAACCAAACCCAAGAACATTTATCCCAAAACCAGTCATTTTTCACCTATGCGTCATTTGCTGCGTCAGTTGTAAAGAATAGCTTAACACCCAACAGCCTTGCTACACCTGTTTGATCATCCGCGCTAGTGTCACGGTTAATCTGGAAAAAGCACATATCGTTTGCCGCTGGGCTTCCTGCGATTGTCACTGCGCCACTTTCTGCTGAGACCATCAAGTCATTTGACGTTCCAGAAAAGGCAAGAGCAGTAGTCGCCACTTGAGTGCCAAAAGCTGTATCTATGCTTTCGTCGTTTGTGATCGCCACCGCAGCAAGTTGCCAAGCAACCGTGCCAGTGTTTGTGCCTGTTACTGTCCAAAAAGGCTGGAAGGTCACAGTTCCTTCGTTCCAAGACGCAGGCATGGCTATAGCAAACTGAGCAAAATCATCCGCATCAGCCGCAAAGTCTAAGACTTTCAGATCAGGTCGTAGCGCAGTGGTTTCTACTTGCTCTGGCCCTGCACACGGATTTGTCGTGCTTGGGTACATAGCGACTGCTGGCACGAAGATCGTCTCTTTGCCAGCAACTTTGACCGCTGCACCGCCTACTGTTGCTGCGCCAGTGACTTCTACGCCAGTGGCTGTTGTGGCGATTTTGACTGCATTATCATGAAAAAGTTGTGCTGCGCCATTATTTGCAAAATAAGCATACAATTCACCAGTGTTTGAAGAAAACTGTATAGCTGCACCATCGCTTTTAATATCCAGTATGCCTGTTCCAAAGTCAGCTATTACACTATTAGACCCATCGTGATAAATCTGCAAATCTTCGTTATTTCCGAACTTTGCAGAAGTTGAATCAGAAAATATAAGTGCATTAGCACTACTATCCCAAACAACATTCCTAGCAGCCGTATCGCCATGCAAGGTAACGTCATAGCCTTGGTCGTTAGCACCTACAGTAAGAGTGGCATCTAGCTGTACTGCACCGTCGATATCCACAGCATCAAGATTGGTTGTGCCGTCTACATCAATATTGTCGAAATGTGTTGTTCCAGCAAAATTTACATCTGTCAAAAGATCATAAATTACTGCACCTGATCCTGCGCCATCTGTGGCAATCATTTTGACCTGACCAGCAAGCACTGCAACATTGGCCCCAGAGCCTTGAGTGAATGTCAGAGTATAGCTAGTTGCATTCTCAATCATCCAAACTTTCGAAACGGTGTTGGGTGCAAGTGTGACTGTGCAAGCCTGACCACCGCCTGTGCATTTGAGATAGAACCTTCGTTCATCACCCTTGGCACCATCTGGGACGGTGATCGTGTGTGTAGAGGCATTCGCAATAGCTTCGGTGCCGTAAGCAAATGCCTCTGCAATCATTTCCAAGTTTAGGTTCGTGACCGTACCCCATGCCCCGGACTGATCGCCAGTAGCCATTTCATTGAGGCGTAAGTCGTTTACATAGGTTGAAGCCATTTTAGTCGATCCTTACAATTGCATTGTTTGCAGTTGCTGCTGGGAATACAATTTTAAAAGTACCACCAGAAACAGAAAAATCACCGCCAAAATCAAGAATGGCAATTGCGCCTCTTGCGTTTGAAGATGCATCGCCTAGCGTTTTGTTGTAAATCAAAGCACCACGGGCTGTGAATGTTGCGCTTGTCCATTCTGGATCAGCCGCATCAAAAACACCACTTGTACTGTTTTCAGTGACCGCCTTGCTAGACAATGCGTTGCCGCCTGTGGTGTATCCATTGCCGTTGGCAACTTCATTACTGGTTATATAACCATCCGTTGCCGCGCTCAGTGTCGCGCTGCTAGTATACAGCGCAATATAAATACTGTCGCTGTCGAGATGATGGTCGCCCAACAATACGTCTTTTTTAAAGAGCGTACTCATTGCTTGTGTGATAGCCATTATATGCCTCCATTGTATTCTGCTGCGTAGTCACGTTGCATCTCTTGTACTGTAAGTTGGACTGCTTCGTCAAACTGGGTTTTATACAGAGATAAAGTTTCTGGCGCTTTTAAAAACGCAGAAGCCTCGTACAGAGCCGCAGCAAGAAGAACTGTGGAGGCGTTAGTGTCAATCCAAGTATTTGGATTGGCATTACTTAGCCCCGTCTCAGGGGCGATAAAATCTACGCTATAGGCCAATGCCGCAGAGGGTGTTGGCGCTAATGTAATGACTGTCCCAGCCGTTCCTGCGCTATCTGTGCTGTACATTCGTGGGGTGCCTTGCGTCGCCGCATTGGGCCAATAGTCTCGAATGTAAGAATCAATCCTATGGTCGAGATACGTCACAACATTTGTGTCGGTAATTGATACCTGTCGAATCATTCTCGCCGTGGGAATTGTGTATGACGCTGTGCCTTGCACAAGATTAGCCGCAGCAGACGTTTGGCGAAAACATGGCATATTTGGCAGTCGCTGAAATACCATTTCTTCAGCCTGCGCTATTATTGTGTCAATTGATGCGACAAACTCTGTCGAGTCATCTTCCAAAAAATCTTGGATTTGGGCTTTGAGTGTTGTGTAACTCATTTATTTATCCTCAATTCCATGTTCCTTCGCCATAGCCACCTTGACCCCAAGTTGTTATCAGCAAGACAGAAGTCGTTCCAACGCCGCCTGTGCCGTTTACACCAGATGGATGTGGCCTGCCAGCAATGTCTCCCCAAGTTCCATCGCCCCACGTTCCAACACCCCAGCCAAACTCTTCTTCTGGAACGGCACTTCCAACGCCGCCTGTGCCACCAACCCCAGTTTCAACGATTGATAGCTCTGGTGTTTCTGATCCAACTGCTCCTGTGCCACTGACGCCAGTTTCTGTTATAATCGCATCCGCTTGGATGCTTTCATTACCAACACCACCTGTTCCAGACACACCAACTTCAACGATTTCTAGCTGAATTGCTTCAGCGCCTACGCCGCCTGTTCCAGAAACTCCAGTAGTTTCTTCAGTTCCTTCTTCAGTTATTGTGCCAACACCACCTGTGCCAGAAACGCCTGATAAGGCTGCTGATGATATATCAATGTTTTCTGATCCGACCCCTCCAGAGCCAGAAACTCCATTTTGGCTTGGGAAGAGTTGAACAATTTCTGCACCAACCGCTCCTGTGCCAGCAAGACCAGTGGAATTTTTGTTCGTCTCTATTGCCTCTGATCCAGTTTCACCATCACCAGAAACTCCAGAAACGCCAGTTTGCAAATCAGCAATATATATCGAATTTCCGATTGCACCCGCGCCACCAACCCCAGTTTCATTAATTGATATTTCAAGAGCTTCAACGCCAACCGCGCCTGTACCACCACCACCAGAAACTCCGCTTGGGTGTGCGACAGGAATTTCAACACCAACACCACCGCTTCCAGCCACGCCAGATTGAGGTTTGGTTAATTCAAAGCTAGACGTTCCAACACCGCCATTGCCAGCCAACCCAGAAACAGCTTCTGACATTTCTGGAGTTTCTGCACCGATTGCTCCTGTTCCAGAGACCCCAGTCGCATCTTCAGTGCCTTCTTCGGTTATGTTTCCAACACCGCCTGTGCTTCCAACGCCAGTTTCAGCAATTGATATCTCTGGTGTTTCAGAGCCTACATCACCATTTCCAGATACACCATTTGGTGTTGGCATGACTGATGGAGTTTCAACGCCGACTGATCCTGTGCCACCGCTTGCAGAAACTCCTGTCACATGAACAGCAGGAATTTCATCACCAACACCACCAACGCCAGCCACTCCTGTTAGTGATGTATTTTCTAATTCTATGGAAACAGAAGCAAATGGTGGTGTGTTAGCCGTTCCCCCCATTCCACTATGTACCGAACAATAATAATAAAGTGTCGGTGCAGAATTTGCGACAACTATCTGGGTGTAAGCATTTGCCTGTCCCGGCGTTCCTGACGTTGTCACTCCTGTGGTGTATTCACTTCCCCCAGCGTGCGTTCCGTTTGGAGTGGATGAGAACCTGAGTGGATGCCCAGAATTGCTGTTTGCTGATTGATCAAAATAATACGTTCTGCTTTCCATCAATTCCAGCGTGTCTTGCTGAACGCCAGCGATGAAGTATTTGTTTGCCCCGCCAACATTTTGAACCGTCACTGCCAGCGTCACAACTTGGGCAGGATCAACAGCAACACCGCCAGTTCCAGAGATACCACTTACAGCAGGATCAAGCTGAACAATTTCATCCCCAATTCCTCCTGAACCACCAACGCCATTTACATCTAAATTTGTGTTAATAATTAAAGATGAAAGTCCAGAAAACGCTGTGCCAGAAATTCCAACATTAGTTGTTAATCTGCGATCAGCAAATATGTCGTAATTAAATCCAATAAATATTTCTACATTTTCTGGGTCGTTGTCTGGCCGTGGATTAAACAAGGCCGTGGCATCAACAACATTTTTAGCAGGCGTTAACTGTGGGTTTTTTGGCTCCCAATCTTCTGGCGCTACGCGCAGGCCGTCCCAAGTCGTTTTTAATTGCGTATAGGGAACCCGAAGGCCACTTCTATCGCTTATCGCTTGAGATTTTTTGCCCCGTGCGTATTTTGCCATTAATATAAATTCAGCGCAGTTGGCTGAACCCTCAGACTGACGCCATCATTGTCGGACGCCGCCGCAAACGTGAATGCCCTTTCGTAAATTTCGTTCAAGACTTGAAACCTGTCGGGTGCGTTTTTTAGCGCCAGCTTGCTTGCCAGCCCCGCGCAAATGCAGTCGCTCCATCGGTATGGCACGTCAGCGTCTTGATTGCTGGCCGTGATGTCATCAAGCTGATTTACCGACCAATAATTTAAACTGTATGTGGTCACGTCTGGTATTTGCCAGATATAAATCAGCGGCGTATATTGCTTGTCCAGCATATACTGTGATGGCTTTCCCGAAGATGTTTTGTTTGGCAGTTGGTTATAATCCGCAATGGACACACGATTGATAATTTGGTCAGACGTGTCCGTGCCTGCGCTATCTCTAATGACGGCGTCCATAATGTCGATGGTGCCAGCAGGAAGCGTGTACGGCGTTGTCTGGTCTTTTACCAACGTCAGGGTTCTTTGCTCCACCGCCCAGTAATTGATGCCTCTGTTGGCCCACTCACTAAACAACAGGTTTAGGCTGCGCCGTGCAGACACAGCCTTGTAACCTGTTTGGGTTTGCGGATCGATCCCACACCGCTCAAATGCCTCTGCGATGATTTCTTCAACATCTGGGCGAAACGCTACTGTATCTGAAGTCGCCATGAAGCAATCCTATGCGTAATGTTTTTTCATCCGCATGACGATATTATATGTATCGCCAGCGGCCCCAAGGCCAGTTGTTGTAAATAGGACATCACCAGTTGTGCTTCCATATTCTACAGTTGATGGCAATCCACCAAACTTGCTGAAGTCTTGGTATCCAATATCATCAGCCGCCATATGCATCATAATGACATCTGTGCCTGCGTCTGCTTCCACCATGACTGTCATGCCTTGGATTATCCACCAGCACTCTAGAAGACTTACCGAATTGCAGGACGCACCGTTTGCGCTTTTTGTCAAAGTTGAGACATCAACTTTTTTCACAGCATCTTCATCGCCAGTATCAACATATTGCAATTGGAATGCCATGACTACTTCGCTGGTATTTTCAGAAAGCGTTTTTATGCTTGTAATATTAGCCACTTTGACCCTCCTATAAATTGCTGGTGGGGCCGAAACCCCACCAATAAATTATGTTACGTTGTTGCTTTGTGCATAGACAACGGTGACTGCGCCAACACCATTTCCAGTGTTTGCTGTGGTCACGATCAGCCTGTGATCGCCTGTGCCTGTGTTTAGCCACTTTGACGTGCGCGTTGCGTCAGTACCGGGACTTGCCGCCACGATGCCCACTGCGTTGCCTTGGATGGCTCCAGCAGCAGTTAGAGAGGTTGCCGCACCAACGCCGCCAAGGCCAAGAGTTGTGGCTCCACCGCTCCACGCTGTGGTTACAGTCACATCAATTGAGATAAGCTGACTGTTTGGGGGGATAATAATATCTGTGGTGGTTGTTGTTGCTGTTTGATCAATCGCAGCGGTTTGCGAAAGGACAACAAAACCTGTGTTTTTCATGTTAGAACCAACAGTTGTTCCGCTGGTTTCTTTAATCGTGCCTGATTTAATCGGGCCTGAGAAAGTTGTAGTACCCATGTCGATCTCCTGTCGTGGGTTAAGTCAGGTGCAGGGCGCACCTGTCAGGGATGTCGGCACAATACAACAGGTTTGAACAAAAAGAAAGGGCGATCCGAAGACCGCCCCAGTTTGACCCAACAAGGAAGAGGAGAGTGGGTTGTTTATGCTGCGCCTTCGGTTCCAAATAAGGCGCGCCAATCGGTGAAGCCAAAGCTATATCTTTCGCGTACCTTGTAACGGACGTTGCCAGTCTCAAAGTCGCCTTCCATACCCTTTTTCATTGCTGAACGGGTGAAATGCTTCAGACCATCTGGAACGTCAGTTTTAATAAAGAACGCATCAGCATCAGTCAAACGGCGCATGATGTGATAGCCCTGTGGCAAATAACCACCAGCCTTAATCGCGTTGATGTCGTTATCGGCAGTGCTTGGACGCAATGCTGATTCCAGCAGACGCTCTGCGGTGAACTGATAGGCAGTTGGAATAACCAATTGCATACCCTGCGCCGCAATGCGAAGGCCACGATCATCTTTCATGTCGCTGATGTTAATCAGGATCGACTCAAGAGATGTCTCGGACAGATCAGCCGCCGTGGCAAGCACGTTAGACTGGTTGCCGTTCTGTGTTGGGTGCGATGCACTCAACAAAGTTTGACCGTCACCACCAGTAAATCCAGCGGCTTGAGCGTTATTCAAGACGTTAGCGGCCTTGATCTCTTTGGTCGATGCCATTGAACGTGCCAGCGCCTTTGTGTAGCGCGAAGCCAGCGAACCATACTGACCATCTTCTTCAGCTTCCTCAGTGATTGAGAACGCCAAGGCGATGGTTTCGTGCTGGTAACGCGCAGTCCACTGTTGGCTTGCGCTGTCGTAAGAGACGGCTCCACCTTCAGTTTTTGTTGGCGCTTGTCCAAATCCACTCAAAAGTACGTCTTCCTCGTAAGCCTTTTGAGAGCTATTCGATTCAAAGACGGCCTCGTATTCAGCGGGATAGCTGTCGTACTCAAGTCCAAAGAGAGTGTTCAGACCCGGCTCTAGAGTTTTTGCAAAACTCGCTCTATTCATTGCCATTGTTCATGCCCTCCTTATATACCAGCGGTGGCTTTGAGAATATGCTCGTTTACAAGCACCTCAACCACTGCGTTTGTGCCGAAAGCATTATCTGGTGAATCATACAATGCGATGATCTTGGCACTTGCTGTGCCAGTACCCATTGTTGAGTTCAACTCAAACGCTGACCTTCCAGTTATTGTGGAACCTGTTCCAGCAACAACATCGGCGCAGTTGCCGATATTTGTCTGTGCAGGCGCTCCATCAGACTGGACTTTATACACGATATATGGATCGTCATAAACATATGCACATATATCTGTAGCTGTTGTTCCTGACGGCCAATACTCACTGTATACATATGAACCATCAGAGGCAGTGTACGACACACCGTCAAATACACCGATATTGTTGGTTTCTGTCGCAGTGTGAGGTGTGATAACCCCATCTGCTGTCAGAATGCAGAGATCACCCGAAAAGATGTTCTCAGCCAAACCAGACGTAATGGTATATTTATTGGTGCGAGGTGCATTACCGCTCATGTGACGGACGGGTACAAACCCGAATGCGGCGTCTACATTTGCCATTTTTCGCTCCTATAGCGTTAAGGTTAATCGCTCATGGCAGAAAGTGTTCTGCCGCGACTTACTTCGGACTTACGTTCTTGATAGAACGTCTGCCCACTACGCCGTCCAAACGCATCAAGCTCTCCTGAGACTGCTTCATTTTGCTCTTCGTTTTTGCCTTCGTAATACCGTTTTTGCGCGGCATGACGTTCCTTTGGCATTTCGCAAAGCAACATTCCTTCAATCCCAATTGATCCTGTCCACTGCCCATGATTGATAGTCGGAAACAACTTTTCTTTCACAGTGTCAGCAGAGCGTGGCTCCCAACCTTCGCGCATTCTTTTATACACGTTGTCGGGGGTGTCTTTCCCTTGAATCGAGGTTGCGACCCAGCGTTGGACATAGCCGGGACGGGCTTCTGGTGCGTCCAACAGTGCTGGTGGTTTCCACGCCGCTTCTGTGCGAGATTGCTCGTCGCGGGTGGAAGATCGTGATTGTTCTGCACGAACATTTCTTTTCTCAGGCATGACTATTGTTCCCTCTGTTGACGGCGAATTTCGGCTTCATATTTCTTGAGACCACGTTCATCGTTTATACCAAGTTCCCTAGCCATTCTAAGCTGCTCTTGCGTCATACGCACACGATTGCCCTTGTAAGCTGAAGACCCGCCCGTAGTGGGGGCGACTGGAGACCTACCTTTTGGTCTTTGCTTCGGACTTGGCCCTGACTTTAACTCAGGAAATACTTTTTGTAAACGTCCGTTAAGTTGCGCGTAATATTCGTCGCTATTCTTGTCGAACCCTTCCAAATCTAATTGCACATCTATGGCCCGTGCAGCGGCTGTTTCTCGTTCAAAACCTGTGGCATTAAACCAGTTATTTTGCTGCCACCAACCCATAGCCTTCTCAGGTGGCTGATTGCCTTGCGCCTGTTGCTGACGCTGTGGCTGCTGTTGTTGGCGTTGCTGCTGACGCTGCATATCCTGCCGCCGATACTGATCGGTGGCCTGTGCCACGCGCATGGCCGCTCTCATGTCTGCCATTTGCTCTTGGAAATTGACTTGGGCCTCTGTGTCGCCCTCTTCAACCGCCTTGTGCAGCGCCTGCTTTGTTTGCTGGTATCGGGAATTAAATTCCTGTTCAGCGTTTTGCTGCGATCCCTGCTCCAGACGCTCTAGCCGCTTTTGCAGTTGCGCGTTCTGCTCTTGTATTTGCCGCGCTTGTATTTCAGCCTCTCTGCGCTGCGCTACGAGCTTGCTGATGCGCTTCTGCACCTTTGGCCCATAGTCTGGCTCCTGATCATCAGCGGCCTCCACAGGGTCTTCCTGTGGCTTCTCAGGCTTTGGCTTCGGCTCGTCGGTGATTTCTATTTCAAAATCATCTTCCTTGCCTTCCTTGGCCGCTTGGATTTCGGCCTCGATTTCTTCAAGAATTTTCTCTTGTTCCGACATGGCTCTACCCCAAATATGCGGCGACTTCGACGCCGTCTGGTAAAATGGACGTTAGCTCATCGTCATTAAGCAATAAAAACTTTACGCCCTTCACAACGATTTTCTGACCAGCGTATTTACCGTAGGTCACGCGATCACCGATTTGCGGCAATACGCCAGATTTCCAGCGTTCTCCTGTGTCGCGGTCACGATACGCTAAGTCACCCATTGCACAGACGGTGCCGTGGGCGGTCAGGTATTCCTCGTTGTCCTTTGAGGTGTCTGGCAGCAGAATGCCGCCTGCGGTCTTCATTTTTACCTGATTTGGCTGAACCAAGACCTTCCAATTCATGGGAATTGGGATTTGATGGGAACCAATGGTCGCACTGGTTTCTTCATCTGTGTATATACGGTCATGTTGATGAGACATGGTTATTCATCCTCTTTGTTTATGCTTTTGATCGTGTCATGTATTACGTCAGATGCTTGTTCTAGCCCCTCTGCAATACCCACGTTTTTGTGATATGCTTCAAAGTCAGACATTCGACCCCGAAGCATACTGTCAGCTATTTCAAGCCGTCTCTTTTCCAGATTGTTTCTGATCTGCTGGAGCAGATCGCTTATTGTCATTCTTAACGCCTCCCGACATGGAGACGCCTGTGACGTGTACCGTTACATCTTTATTGTCTGTCATCAGTATCCCCTTTTCATTGATTTCTTTTTATTCTTTTTTTTCTTTTTTACAACCTTTGCAGTTTTCTTTTTACCATATTTCATTTTATTTCCTTTCATCAGGGAGGGAAAGCTGGCTCTATTCATCGTAATTGCCAACGGGGTTTTGCATTTCCATCAGCCTTGCGCGTTCTGCGGCTGTCATGGGTGGGTCAAACTCGCCATAAACTAATTCTTCTATTCGGCGTTTTTCTGGAGTGAGCGTTTCTGTTGATGTTTTGCCATCAAACTGTCCCAACGCACCGACAGGATCGCCCTGATCGCCTGTGGGCCGTCTTGCCATCAAGCTGTCTCTTGCCGCATCCATTTGCAAATCCATGCTGGACGGCTCCATTACATTGTCCAGCTTGTTAAATTGTTTTTTTAAAAACTTCATTGCTGCCCCACCTAGCCCCACTATAATAGGGCCAGCCGCCGCCATTCCAGTCAGATAGGTCATTGGCTCTGCTTTGTTGTCGTAATAATCACCGACAATAGGACGAACTGCATCTGTATCTTTTGTTAGCATAAGCGCCAATTGAGAGGCGAAGGGTAAGCGACCAATCATAGCGTCATCACGCGCCGTGTAATTGTCGGTCTTATATGCATCCACTAATCTGGCACCAGCATCGTAAACGTCCATAGCGTCACCAATAACGGGAATATCAATGTAACCCATATCCATAAAGCCACGGCCCTCACCGCCAACAATGTTGCCAGCTTGATTTGGAAGGTATTCTTCCAAATATGAAAAAAGTTTGTCGCGGGTCGGGTCTAAATTTGGCACTGCCTCAAATGCAGCGTTTTCTCCACCATACATTTCGGTGGGCTTTTCAAAGCCAAATTTCTTATAAAACTCGTCAGCCATCAGACCTGTCCTCCAGACAATTCTCTTGCCAATATTTTTAGGGTATCAGCGAAGCCCTTGTCTAGTTCTTTTGCCGCCATTGCAAACTTGCGTGGCGATACATCGTCGGATTTTAAACCACGCCGCTCCAGAAACTTCTTGGCGGCTCTGATCTCTGCCTGCGCCACTCTTTTTACTGCCGCCTTAGCCATTACAAGCCACCTCCTGTTGTCATTTCTTCATCTTCGGTAACTGCCCCCAATGTACCAAGGCCAACGCCCCCAAACGGCACCACATACTTTGGCATACCCATTTTGCGAAGGCCAAGCATTAAATCTTTTGTCAGTGGCAGGCCCAGCACATCTTCTGGCTGCTTACCTGTTACCATTCTCAAGGGAACAAAATCTGCCGTTGGGTCAGCAGGCTTTACAATATTCATTAAGTTTTTCGGCGCGATATTTCCATAAAACTGCCTGTGTCCCTCAAAGTCTCCACCCGTGTAGTCTTTAACCATTTGTGGGTTTGGCAGCGTTAGATAATCTGCACCACTTGCGATAGCGTCATTTAGCTGCCTGCGAAGAACCATGTCGAGCCACGCATCTGTGCTTTCAAGCATTGGTGCGCCCACAGTTGTGTTTTCCACATTTATGCCAGACGCCTCAAGTTTTCCCAATTCATCAGATTGTTTTTGTATCATGGGAGATAGTCCTCTATGAACATCAGCCCACGCAGTATATGGCTCTGGCAGTTTGTCTTTATTTTCTTGAATATATTTAGCAAATTCATTTAATCGATAATTAAGAGTGGACATATTCCCTGCTTCATAATCAAAAAATGAAAAATCATCTTTTATGTTTTGTAGTTTTTCACCAGTAAAATCAGCAACAATTGTTTTAAATTCCAAAAGGGCTTCTGGATTGTCACGAAATCTCGTACTAGATCGCCCTATTCCATACCCAAAAACTTTATGACTTAAATCATTTTCAGACCCGACCACAGTTTGTCTAAAAAGGTCTTTTTGTTGGTCATAATTTTCTTTAAAAAGCTCTTGCTCGCGGGTTCTTGTTGGCCCCGCAGTGCCTTTAGATTTTGCCTTTCTTGCCGCCTGCTGAACATCCGACTGAGCCTCACCCAAGTGATATGCCGTGCCGCCAGTTGCTATTGGAAACTGCCCCGTTCGTGCGTGTGCAACAACATTTTCGTCATCATCAAAATGACCCGATCTAAAATATCCTTCTGAAAAATCGCCCGTGGGATCATCAAAGACATATCTGGTTTCAGTCATGTCTGTGCCGCCACTGGGGAAATAATTCGCATATTCCAACTCAGCGGGATCGGCTGCTTGGGCATTAGACCCGTAAAGTGTCATATTAAAATCTTCTGGATCGTAGACGCGCAGTTCGTTTAGATTATTTTCTGCGCCTTCACGGGCCTGTTGCTCATAACTGTCTATGTTGTCCCGCCACTCCCAATTTGCGGCAGCTTCTTCTGAGCCAAAAACTTTTGTTTCAAAATAGTATTCATCAGTTGCTATCCAACCATCAGGGTATTTTTCAGCAAGCTCTCTGCCGCTGCTTACTCCATCTATTTTATCTGCAAATTTATCTAGTGCCACAAAATTATCGCCAGCAATATAACTGCCAATGTCTTGCATATTTGTACTATAGGTAAAGTTTTCTTTAAAGTTTTCCTCCAGCATTTCCAAATAATCTTTAATATAATTCTGTCCATTTGGACTATCTAAAAACTCGTCTATACCATCATCGTATCCGCCAGAAGATGCATCTCGCATGATGCCTTGCGCTATTTTTTCTTCTTCTCTAATTAAATCTGTGTTTTGCTGTAAATATTCCGAAAGCTCTTCTGGGGTAACGTCTGTGCGACCCTCAAACGCCTCATCGGCCCCCGACCACTCAAATTCTTTGGCCTTTACGCCGCTCTGCTTGAGCGCCAGCTTCTTGAGCTTTTCATAGCTGCCGCTTTTTACCTTGAGGTTTTCCACAGCATCTTGTGCGGCACTGTAAAACGCAACTCTTGTTCTATAAGAAGAAGTTGTTTTTGGAAAAACACCCAAATCTCCAGACGCCTGTTGCGCCAGCTTGGCTTCAAGAATTGTCGGGCCATGCTTTTTGTATACCTCTTCGGGCGCGTGGGCCTTTAAGTAATCAATGTCGATATTTCTTCGCAAAGAAGGGCCAATATTAATAACGCCCCTAGCCGCTTCTATAATTAAATTAGCGGCGGCTGCTTCTGCATTTGTCTTGGGTATTGGCAGATCATATCTGCCGTAAAGCTGACGCAATTGATCTGTATTCTTTGCGTCTATGGCGCGGGTTACTGGGCGTCCAGCGTCTGCATACTCTCTTTTAACCGCATTTAAATATTCTCGTATTTCAGAATTTGTTGACCCACTTACTCTAAGCTGCTCCACATTTAGCTTAACTTGGGGGTCTTGAAATGCTGGGTCAACACGCAGGGCAATTTCTATTCCTTTAGCGTTCCTGACCTCTTCCTCCGCATTGGCTATATCAATATCTTCAAAGTCAGCGTCAATGATGTCATCGTCAGCGTCATACCTTCTGGTTGAGTGCCTCGCTATATATGCTTCCCCATCTCCATCTGACAGGGCATTTACAAGGTTATTATTTGCAAGAACTTCATCTAGTCTGCCAGCACGAATTAATTCTAATGCGGCCTGCGCTCTTGCCTCTGCTTCGTTTGTTGGATCAGACAAAAACTGATCTACATCAATTGTATTTCTAAGTATTTCTGCATTTCTCTCCCTGATGTCATCAATACCCGCCTGCTGCTCTGGCGTGATGTTAATGGTCATTTGTGGCTCTGCCTGCCCTAAATTCTCCAGCGCACCAAGGTCTTGAAAATCATCGTCAACTTCTGGCGTTATATCAACCAAATCATCGTCAGCCCTGCGCGTAATAACGTCAGTGACAACATCTAAGACTTCATTGCCTGCAAACCTAAGAACCCTACCTATTGCTGTAAAAATAGACATTACGCGATCCCTGTGTTTTGAATGCCAGCCAATGCGCCTGCGTCCGACATTATGTCATAACTGTCCCGCCTGTCTACGTCATAGGCCGCATTGGGTGATCTGATATCTTCTGGATTTAGAATAATCATGCTGTCAGGCGAATATCTCTGCGTTTCCAAATCATCACGCAAATCCATAAGTTGATCTTCACGGGCCATTTCTTCTGGGGTTTTAAAAGCCTCTGGAGAGTTTTGTATGTCCCAATCGTTTGCCGCCTTGATGCGTTTCATTACTTCAGATGCGGTTAATGTTTCATCTGCTGCACGGGGAACTGTTGCCTCTAGTGGCCTTGTCGCCTCCATTCGCGCAGTCGCGGCGTCATTTATAACCAATAATTCTTTTTTTATTTCAGCAATTTTGGCTTTTGCTTCGGGCATAATTTCGCCCTCACCCATCGACGTTGTTTCCACGATGTTTTTATACACAATGCCATCGTATCCAGCCTTTTGGATTTCTTCGTTAATTATCTCAAGCAATTCCCTGTTTTCCATGCTTTCAATCCAATCATCTGGATCGCTATAATTCCCAATGGGATCGCTCATTGCGATGTCATCGTAGGCTTGCATTATTTCGTCTATATCTATTCCAGAGTTTTGGTATTGTTGCTTTTCAAGCTCTTCAATTACTTTGGAACTGCTTTTCCAATTACCAACGTCAGGCATTCTAAGTGGATTATGCACGTTTACACGAACAGGCATAACCGTTGCCTCTGGGATGACTGGTGGTTTGTCGCTATCAAAATTACCATAGCTGGGTATTTCACCCTTCATTCTTGCCACGTCCAGCAAACGCTCATTGGCCTGTTCTGGTGTGCCAACGTGTACGCCCAAGTCCAGCATAGCAGGGTTAAATTCTGAAAAGTCGCCACGGGTGCCGTGATAATACATTTCTGGCCGAAATTCTTCAAAAAATGCTTGATCTTCTGGCGATCTTTGCAGCGCACCCAACGCTGTTGGCATTCTAAACTCTGGCGGTGGATTGTTATGACCAATCCCAGCAGGCTCTCCTTCTGGCAGCACACCAAACTTATTGCCCAAATAATCCACGGCATCACCGACAAGATTTTTGCCAGCTTTTAAGCCTGCCTTTATACCTGATCCAATTAAAGCTGCCATATCACCAAGCCCTACATGACCAGTATCTGGCCTTGGTTTTTGGGCCGGGGTTATCACAGTTGTGACGCGCCCTAAAATTAGATCGTCTGCCCTTTTGGTTTTTCTTAATTTTCATGTTGGGGTCGC